AAAATATCTTGTATCAAATCTAAATCAGAAATATCTCCAATAGATGTTCTAAAAACTTTTATTCTTTTTACATCTCCCGCAAACGTTTCTAAATTTGAAAGTTTTATATTAGCAAAAGACTGAGTAACTGCCGATGCTACTTTTGAATCACCCTCAATTTTATAAATAGGACTTAATATTTCACTAATAGAAGCAGTTGGTCTTTTATAAAAACGAATTTTTGTAGTATTAGCTAAAGAAGGATTAACATTTATTTCCTTTTGCCATTTAACATTATAGTAACCCTCATCTCCTGCCGATACAGGTGTATTAATACCATTATTATCATATGATGCTAATTCACCCAATATAGTTAATGTACAAGGACCGTATGCCGTATCTGGATATATGTAAACAGAAACTAATTTAGAAACACCCTCATAATATTCAGTTATAATTGGTTCACCACCAACTGATGCTGAAATGATACCTTCACCTGGCTCGTGATATATGACATCACCATTGGCATCCTTTAATTCAATTTTTATTAAACTATCTGGAACTAAATACTCCGAACCTTGTATAAGAAATGCATTTTTACCACCTGTAAATGTTTCAGGTAATTCCGTTATGTTAAAATATTTACTTAACGGTTCATTGTCTATAAATGATGTAGGTATTTTATCTAAATTTTCAGCAAATAAGGTTTTTTTAATAATCGCCATTTGTAATATCTTTAATATAAATATCTTAAAAAAAGATAATTTACATAATTATATAAAGAAAACTAATAATTACTAAAGAAAACTAATATGAAATATGCAATGTCACAAATAAAAAAAGAAACCCACGAACTTCTCAAAGAATATTGTGAAGAACATGGGTTTAAAATGGGTAGTTTGGTTGAAAACCTAATTAAAAAACACGTTGGAGTTAATAAACCATCTGTTAATGTTTTAAGAGTGGATAAGGTTAGAAACTAATTTTACTAAACCCATCCACTTTTTTAATTTCAATTAAACCATCTACAATATCTCTCATTTGTTCTAAGTGAGAAATTACCCATATAAAATCAAATTGAGTTTTAAGATATTGCATCATCATAAATAAAGATGATAGGTTATCTGAATCCAATGTGCCAAATCCTTCATCTATTACTAAGAAGTTTGGACGGGGTAAATTACATATATTAATAAGAGCAACTCTTATTGCTAACCCACTAACAAACTTCTCCATACCACTACACATTTCTAATGGCCATTCTTGGTCATCATAAACTATTTTAGCATTGATTGATTTACCATCCATTTCCATTACACAACCAAAATCAACTACTTGTGCAAGAATATTATTTACTTCATTTTCAATAACAGGTAATGCTTTTGAAATTAACTCATAAGGTATCCCATCTCTCTTTACAGAATCTAAATAGTAGGTGTATAAACGATTCTTTTCCTCTAAGTCTTTAACTTCATTCATCCTCTTCTTTATCCCCTCTACAAACGAAGATATGGAAGAAATAGAACCATTCACACTAGCTATTTCTTTAGTTATTTTTCTAATTTCATTTTCAATTTCAGATTTGGTTCTTTGTAAACCGGTTATCATACTTTCTATCTGAATATTTCGTTTAATTGTTTGTTCGTTTTCATAATACTTACGGATATTTTCTTCAACTGTTTCTAATTGGTGTTGTGCCAATTGTATTTTAGTTTTTAAACCGTTTAGTTCTGCTTTCTCAGTTTCAATTGTAGAATATCCTTTTTGATATTTAGATTTTAGAGTTTGTAATTCTTTATATTGTTCTTTAGCTGGTTCAAATCTATTTATTGCATTTACAAAACCGCTTAAATCATCTAAACTATAATCCAAACTGTCTTCTAATATTTCTAACTCTTCTTTTGCTTTTAATGCATCTTTTACGAATACATTATCACAACAGAACTTACAATTAGGGTCATATTCGTGATTATCCAAATGAGCAATTTTATCTTTTATCGTTTCAATCTTTTGTTTTAATAATTGATGTTTAGTATTTGCTTCACTAAAATCTTGTTCTGCTTTAACATAATTAGAATGTGCTTCCTCAATATCAATTGATACTTCTTCTGAAATAAAGAATTTTTTATTATCCTCCATTGATTTTGAAACTTCTGCAACTGCATTTGTATATACATCTATTGTATTTTCTTTTGTTTTAAAAGAATTAGTATATTCATTTAATGTAGATTCTAATTTAGTTTTAGATTTATTTAATTCATCTATGTTTACATTACCATCAACTGGTACTAATTCTTTAGTTAGTGATAATATTTTATCCGATAAATCACCAGAATCATACATTCTACTTTCTAATGTTTTTTCTAATTGTTTAAGTTCGGCATTTTTACCAATCAATTCAATATGCTTTTCAGCTAATTCTGAAGTAAAATCTGTTTTTTTAAAGTTTTTAATTAATATAGAAACCTCTTTTATATCTTCACTTGCAATATCATACAATTTATCAAAGATATTAATACCCATAAACTGTGCTAATAAATCTTTTCTTTCCGATTGTGATTTATCAATGAATAAAGCATTATTACCTTGTAAAGATAATGCAGTTAAAATAAAATCTTCATATTTTCCTACATACTGTTCAATTATATTATTTGTATCTCTTCTTTCCGTTCCGTTTAAGATTGTATTAAACCCACCTTCTTCTTTCCAAAACTGAACATCAACTTTAACATTCTTTCCTTTGTTAATTGTTTTAGCAGTTCTTTCAATGTGATAATCTATACCATCAATTTGAAAATGTAAATGACAAACAAAATCTTGTTTACGATTGTTTAAAATATTAGATGCTTTGAATGCTCTACTACATTTATCATATAAACAAAATGATATTGCATCGAATAGAGATGATTTACCTGCTGCATTTGGTGCAAATAACCCCATCAATCCACCTACTTTGGTAAAATCAATTTTATTATTCTCACCATAAGAGAACATATTAGAAAACTCAAACTTAACTGGTTTCCAATGTATATTTCTTTGAATATCTTCGTGAGTAATTCTACTATTTATATCTCTGTTAATCGTTTCTAATCCATCCAAATCATCCTTACTAACGAATGGCATCATTCTACTAATATAATCGTTTATAAGAGAGTTCTGATAGTTTACATCGGTTATATCCTCAAAATCTAATTTATTGTTTCTGTTTCCTGTTTTAGATTTAGATAAAGAATCGGTTCTGATAATTGTGAAATCTTCAACACCATATAATTGTTTTATTTCTGCAATTACTTTCTTTGTATCAGCAGTATCGGTATTTGATAAGCGAACTCTTAAACGAGGATTCTTTGGCATATTGGAAACTTTTGGTACATTTCCATTATCAATATCCATTGTATAATAACCATAATCATTATTAATATCAATTTCTTCATAACTCATTGTATCCAAATCCCAAACAAGCAACCCATGCTTATCTAAAGTTTCTCCAAAGTTTTGTTGAATCAAAGAACCTGCATATGCAATTGTACATCCTTTTGGAGATATAATAATTTGACGTTTATGAATATCACCTAATAGTGCTAAATCATACCCATCAAACATATCGGGTGTAAAATGACGAGATGAAACTACATACCCAATATCAGTTTGGGAAGTATCCAATGGTCCGTGAAAAAGAGCAATCTTTTTATTACCAAATAGTTTATTAGCAGGAATCCAATTTTCTCTTTTATCAAAAATAGAGAATACCGAAAAATCCACTCCACCTATTGAGTAAACTTGCGTATCTCTCAAATATGTAAAGTTTGGTAAATTTAATGCCTCAACGATTGGAGTAAGAACATCCAATCTATCGGAATTATTCATATTACAATCATGATTACCAGTAATAAGGATTGTTTCACATAATTTAGAACATTCGGTAAACAACCAACTAATCTCTCTTACCAATTCAGGTGAAAGTTCTAATTTAGCATGGGCAATATCTCCTGCCAAATAAATAATAGAATCATCCGTTCCCCTCTTACGAATTTCATCAAACATTTTTTCAAATACCTGACGATACTCATTGTGTCTTTTCACATTACGAATATGTACATCGGCAATGTGATAGATTTTCTTTAAACTCATAAACTATTAATTTTTGTTAATAACAACTCCTCTATTCCAAACTCTTTTGTAGAATTTAATTCTTCGTAAAATTTATTATACCCCATATCGGCAGCATCTTTATCTTTTAGATTCATAAACTTAACATTTATCCCTTGCTTCCTAAAATATTCAGATGCTTTCAATGCTTCTGTTTTAGCATCATTATCTAATGAGATAACAATATCACTAACCCCATTCATAAAGATTTTTTCAACTAATTGTTTAGATGGAAACTTACCTAAAAGGGGAATTGCGTTTCTTCTGATTGTAATTGCATCGAATACTCCCTCACATAAAATAATAGGTTCATTCCAATTGATTTGAGAATCAAAACAAATTACATTCTTACTGATTGGTGGATTTTTGTATTTCATCTTCTCATCTACATAATAAGAACGAGAAACAAAATAGTTTAACGAACCATCACAATTATAAGATGGGATAATTACTCTTCTTGCATATAAACCCTCTGAACAATATCCTATACCATACTTTACAATTTGTTTTTCTGTTATACCTCTTTGTGTAAGGTAGTTCATTGCCTGTTTATATTCTGGATTAAATCCTTTTGGTTGTTCTGCTAATGAAATAAACTCTTTTGGTAATGATATGAATATCTTTGTATCATTATCATCGTTTTGTGGGTTATAGTGTGAATCACCATATATCTCCCTAATAACTGCAATAGTTTTTCTATCAACATCTAATCTTTTTAGTAAAGATGTTAATTTTTTACCACCACTATTACACGTCCAACAATGCCAATTTTGAGTTTCGGTATTTACTTGTAATTTTTGTTTGTGATGGTGACAGAATGGACAGTAGAATGCCAATTCGTTTCCCCTTAAAACGGAGAAACTACCTAACACATTAGAAAGTGTTGTAGTTATTTTTGTCTTATCTGTATTATTCAGCATGATACAAATATACAACAAATATTTCAAATTTCCAAATTAATTAAACCATTCTTCTGGAATAAATTTATCTGCGTATATAAACCCATTCTTCTCACACCAATCTGCGTAAGATGTTTTTGAGTTTTTTGATATTTTGTTTTTAGATGATGTAAACACAAAACGAATATCGAATTCAGGATGTTGTTCTTTTATTAACAAATGTTTTTTTCTATCTGCCGCAACAAATCTACCTTTTGTTTCTACAAATATTCCGTTTGGTAATTTAAAATCAGGATTATATGTATGCTTTGAGGCAGGTACAATGTATGAAATCTTTTCGGATTCATATTGTACAGGAATGCCCTTACTATCTATTTGGATTGATATTGATTCTTCCAAGCCTGATTTGAAACCATGCTTTCTAGCCACCCAACTTTTTTTAGTTGGTTTTTTTGATGTAACCTTTTTAGCCATTATTATTTTGCAGTATCAGAATACTTCTTTTTATCAGTATATCCTTTTGCATTAGGATAACCTCCACCGAATTCTCCAACCTGGTATCTATTACCTTTTGCGTTAATTTTTTCAACTTTCTTCAAACCCTCTTCATCAATATCTTTTTTACCAGAATATCCAGTACCTAATGAATATGGTGTTTGGTCTCCACTATAATATCCACCAGGTAGATTATCAAAGCTAGCTCCTACTCCAATTTTATCAACACCCAATTCGGTTTGTTTTGACTTGTATAATTCTTCTATTGTTGGCATAATTTATTTTGTTTATTTTAATACTACTATTGGAAAATTAATATCGTTTTCTTTAATTTTATTTGCTAATTCTTCAGAATCTGGATAATCATCTAAATTTACGTGCTCATATTTATTAAAATCTTTTTCTAATATATAAGTTTCAGTTAATTCATTATTTTC